CAGAAAGTGTCCCACTCATACTGGCTGAATGACTCTTCTCAAATCACGCCTACACTCTCTTGATGTACCTACTGCAAGATACGTTAAACATGAAGAGCTCGAAGAACAGATTCAAATTCGTCGAAGACGCGGGATCCTTCCCATCGTCAGTACCGGATCGAATGCGAATCAGATAGTGATGAGACATGCCTTCGTTCTTTCGTATCCAGGTCAAGAGATACTTACCACCTCACCCATGCTTGCTGACTTGATCAACAAGACCAAGAAAGTGTCTAGAGCTCAAGTCGGAGACATGTTACGTGAAGTATTCATGAGAGATGGTACTGTGCAGATTGGATCCGAGTTTCGACAAGCTGAATATAAAGTTAGGGAGGATATAGACTGTGAACTGTACACTATGGAAGACGATTTTACTATTGATGACTTGATTGATGGATATGACATTAGAGTAAGATATTCCATAGCCGACATTCCGAGTGATACAATTAGAGATGAGATAGTAGAAGATTTTGTTCACGTAAAGCAGGATAAACCATTAGGATTGGCACGCCTCAGGAACGTTACTTTGAAAGGTGGTCAAGAAGCGGTATTGAATGATTTGCGGGAGCCTAGCCTATTTAGAATATCAAGTAGACAGATAGATGAGGTTATGATTAGTAACTCTAATCCATACGATCGGCCCATTCAATTGTACCGTGGTGGACAGCTTAAATTGTTGTGGAGCACACAGCCTGAGATATTCGCAACTAGACCTAATCTTGTCATATATGTCGGAGGAGCACCAGGCGATTGGGTTAATCATTACTCCAAAATTAATGCAAAAAGCAAATGGATATGTATTGATCGGCAAATTCCTAAGTATCCATGTCAACACATCAATGACTACGTCACAGAGGACAACATCTCTAATATATTGTCAGTGATTGATAATTCAAATAGAGTGATGGTCATCTGGGATGTAAGAAAGTTGAGACCAGCTGGAATGGGTAGAGATCAGTGGAATGAGATTGTGTCTGGTGAGTATGACCTAGCCAAAACCTTCTTAAGTGCATGTATCGCTAAATTTGGAAGGGTGTACTGTCATGTGAAGTTGAGGCCAGAATATCAAAAACGGCATACCAGATACATATCAGGCACAAAGATCAAAGTCCAGGCTTTCAACAGGTTAGATTCACATGAGACTAGATGTGTTGGATGGATAACTGGAGTTGATGATGATTTCATTCGGACTGAAAGATACATAGACCTCATTGACCAGTCTTACAATAGGAGGAGAGACTTAAATTATTCATTAGATCTACGAGTCATCTCCATGCGGTTGCAGGAGGCTGTCTCAAAGAAAGTAATGGCTAATGAGTTTCTTCAAGTACCTAGTGATAGGATGGTTGCTTTGTTCAGTCTGTCGAATGCCTTGAATATAGACAATAAAGACCAAATATTTAGGAAGGTATCACAGGGAGCTGTTGTCACTTTGGAATATGGTGGTTTAGAACGACAAGGTCAGACTTTTGGAACAGTCATCGATGGTAGAGAATATCGTGACTTCTCTGTGGATATACTTGATGACGTTACTAGACATGATTGCACACTGCAACCACTGTGGCATATGTTTGCAGTCTCACAGATGGACTATGTTGGTGACTCGTTGTATAGTGTCGTCCTAGCTACTAGACCCAGACATACATATGAACAAGAAACGTCTGTCACTACAGAGATGGTCAAGGCTGTGTCTGCTCAGTTGAAATTGAATTACTTCCCACATGACCAAGATAGAGTGTACACTGTTAGGAAAGAAGTGATAAATACTCACGCTAGTAAATATGGCATAGTAGGTATTGGATGGAGAGGTGACTATAGAGTGATTGATGATAAGTTCAAGGAAAGGAGATCTGTGTCTGGGCATTTGTTGTATGTACTGCTTGGTGCTTGCTTATATCCTATGGGAGTAAGAAAGTATGTCCAGGTGGTTATCAATAATTCACAGAACATGTCTATAGGTACGGAACTGAAGAATCTGACTGAAGAGCGTAATCGTTGGCATTACATTCTAGACTATATACTTGCTACATATGCGGCTGAGAAGCTACTGTCTGAGATGATTTCTGGACTTACCAATCCATGGAATGTGGATAGATGTTTCAGAGCCATCAAGATAGTCAGAGAACAGTTAGAAGCATATCTGCAGTGTCCGTCTAGTGTTCCAGTCATACTCATTCCAGCTATGGGTGGCAAGTCAACTCTATCAAGTAAGTTTGATTATCTACATGACATAGACAACTGGTATGATAAGACTGGGTTCTTTGCAAAGAGAGAAGCTGGAATGACCGAACAGGAACGAGAGGATGCTTACAATGATGTACTCGATTCCATCTTATTGGATTGGAGGTCTATGAGAGCTAGAGATGTACTACTCTGTCACACTGTGTCACAAGCTGAACATCTCAAAGCACGCATTCTTGGAGGATTTATTCCTAGTAAGAGATTACAGCGGATCGTGATGCAGAAAGAGAAACCAATAGCGTTGAGGGTCATGGTATCTAAGATGAATAGAAAGGATATTGCCGAAATCTCTCACTCTGTATATGATTCATTCCCTCAATTGGAAGAATTAGTCGTTGAAGCAGCAAAGAAGGCAGTCTGTAAGAGCTAGAGCATTCAGTGTAGCAGGTGGGTATGGTCCTTACATTC